GACTGCGCGCGCGCGGCAACGGCGATCGAGTTGAGCATCGCGCTCCGTGCGCGAGGCGTAAAAACTCAGCCAGCAGACCCACGGTTGATCGAATTATCCAAGCAGGGCATGAGCGTCGAGACTGTTCTGGCTGCATGCGAAGAGGCCAAGCGCAGCAAGGGTGGTGAGGAAATCAAACTCGGTTACCTGGTGGCTATCCTGGGCCGCTGGTCGAGCCAGGCAGCGGCGGTGCAGGTAGCCGGCGCGATGCCGCCAGCCAGGGCATCGCCAGGCTTCGAATCGACCAAGGACCGCGCGCGGCGCGAAACACTCGCAGGATTAACTGGACATGGAAATTATGAGCAGCCACCACAATTTATCGACCTCAATCCGGTCCCTTGAACCTTGGCCCGACCGTGCCCTCCCTGAGGCGTGGATCAAAAGCCTGTTCAGCCGTATGACCAATGCGTACGGCGTCAGGTTCCTCGATCAGTGGGCCGGCATCGATCCGGAAGCAGTGAAGCGCCAGTGGGCGGTAGATCTCTTCGGACTTTCGGACGAGCAGCTGTGCGCTGGCGTGAAGGGGCTAAACACGCGGGGATGGCCCCCGACACTGCCCGATTTCATTGCTCTCTGCTGTCCGCCGGTCGACCCGTCGATCGCGTTCTACGAAGCTGCCGAGCAAGGTGGGCGTCGCGATCGCGGTGAGCCGGACGTATGGTCCAGCCCGGCGGTCTACTGGGCGTGGATTCGCGTAGGTCGCCGCGAGGTCGCGACGCAGCCATACGCTGCGGTGAAGGCTCGCTGGGACAAGGCGCTGGCCGACGAATTGGCGAAGGATGAGCTTGAGCCTGTGCCTCCGCCTGCGCCCGCGCTGCCGGCGCCGGGCCGCAGCCTCAGTTCGCCGGCCAAGGCGAAGGCACTGCTTGCCACGCTCAAGGTCAAGGACCAGCACACCCGGCCCACCGGAGACGGGCGCCAGTGGGCGCGCAAGATCCTGGCGGATAGCAGCAGGGCGACCATCGATTGCGTCAAGCTCGCGCAGCAGGCGCTTGGGAGAGCCTGATGGCAATCAACGTGAGTGACGCAATCAGCACGCTGACAGCACTGGCCAGGGCTGGCGAGAAGCAGGTGCGCTTTGCCACCAGGGTGGCCTTGACCAAGACCGCCAAAAAGGCCGAGGCGGCAGAGGTGCGGGAAATGCGCGACGTGTTCAAGAGCCCGACTCCGTTCACGCTCAGCAGCGTGTTCGTGCAGCCCGCAACCAGCACCAGGCTTGAAGCGACGGTGAAGCTCAAGGACGCATCGATGAAAGCCGTGCCAGCGTCGAAGTACCTGGCGCCGCAGATCGACGGCGGCCAGCGCGGTTTGAAGCGATTCGAGAAAGCGCTGACCGGCATTGGCGTGATGCCGGTCGGCTACCGCGCCGTGCCAGGGCAGGGCGCCCGCATCGACAGCTATGGCAACATGAGCAGGGGGCAGATCGTGCAGATCCTGGCCTTCTTCCGGGCGTTCCCCGAGATGGGCTACAAGGCCAACATGACCGACAAGTCCAAGGCGCGACTCGCTCGCGGCAGCAAGCGCGCCCAAGGCTTCGCGTACTTCGTTGGCACGCCTGGGGACCGTCTGCCGCTGGGCGTCTACCAGCGCGTGAGCTTCGCGCGCGGCACGGCGATCAAGCCTGTGTTGCTCTTCGTGCGCTCAGCCGTCTACCAGTCGCGCTTCGACTTCGAGTACGTCGTCAACAAGACGGTGGAGACCGAGTTCGCTGGCGAGTTCGCCACCGCCTTCATTGACGCGCAAAGGACTGCACGATGATGCGCACGCGGGACTACCCTCACGAACGTTGCCGGTCAGCATCAAAGGTCAGTCGAGGCGGAGGCATGGTTTCCATCGAAGAAACATTTCACAAGGGAATCAGTTTCAACCATGAAAGGTTTCAGACAGGAAACATTTCCAAAAGGTACTCCCGAGCTTCTCCTTTCAGGGGTAATTCGAACCCCCGAACCGCGCTAGTCACAGGGCTATTCCAAGGGGGTTGTATTGTCAGTTGACCTTAGCCAGCCTATGACCCAGGCGCAATTCGGGGCGCTGGTCGGCATCAGCCAGCAGGCAGTCGGCAATCTGGTCGGCCGCCAAGTGCTCGACACCGGCGCGCCAGCGCAGCAGGTGCTGCATGCGTACTGCTCGCATCTTCGCGAGCAGGCCGCTGGCCGCGCAACCAGTGGCGATCTTGACCTGGCTACCGAGCGGGCCGGGCTCGCCCGCGAGCAGCGGATACGGGTGGCGCTGCAAAACGCCGTCACGTTGAAGCAGCTGCTGCCGGCCGTGCTGCTGGAAGAGATTCTTGCCAAGGCTGGCGCCCGCATCGCTGGCATTTTCGACGCTATCCCGGGTGGTGTGCGGCGCCGCGTCCCCTCATTGTCATCGGAGGAAATTTCAGCCATTGGCGCCGAGATTGCGCGGGTGCGCAACATTGTCGCCGGCATGTCCCTGGCCGATCTGCGCGACGATGAAGATGGCGGGGACGTGGACGACAGCGCGGAAGAGGAGATCGACACTTGAGCGACATGTACGAGGTTCTGAACTGGGAGTCGGAAGAGCTCCGCGCTACATGGGAACGAGGCCTGGGCGCCTTCGGCGTGCCCGCGCCGATGTCGCTGGAGGAGTGGTCGCGCGAGCACTTCTACCTGTCGAAAGAAAGCTCGTACGTCGAGCAGGATTGGCGGCCCTGGCCGTTCCAGCGCGCGATCATGGCCTGCATCAGCAACGATGACATCAGGTTCATCGACTTTATGAAGTCGGCCCGGGTGGGCTATACGAAAATTTTGCTCGCCTCCATCGGCTACTTCGCCGAACATAAGCGTCGCAACCAGGTGCTGTGGCAGCCAACCGATGGCGACAATGACGAGTTCGTCAAGACCGAACTCGATACCATGCTGCGTGACGTGAAGGTCATGCAGCGCGCCATGCCGGCGCACATGGCCCGCCACAAGGACAACACGCTCGCGCAGAAGAAGTTTATGGGTTGCCTGCTGCACACGCGCGGGGGAACTGCCGCCCGTGCGTATCGCCGGATTTCCGTGGACGTGGCATACCTCGATGAGCTGGACGCCTTCCTGCGTGACATCGAGAAAGAGGGCGCGCCGGACAAGCTGGCGGCCAAGCGCGTTGAGGGGGCCACGTTCCCGAAGATGGTGACCGGGTCAACCCCTAAGCTGAGCGGCTTTTCTCTGATTGAGGAACGGTACAACCAGGCCGACGAACGGTTCAAGTACGCGATTCCGTGTCCGGGGTGCGGCCAGTACCACCCGCTCGCGTGGGGCAAGAAGGGCGACACCACCGGTTTCAAATGGGTCACCGGCGATCCGGCGTCGGTGCGGCACCTCTGCCCCAATGCCGAATGCGGGCTGCTGATCACCCAGGCCGAGTACCTGGCAGTTGCAGAGCAGGGCCGCTGGCAGAATGCCGATGCCAGCATCACGATCGACGCCGCCGGCGTGTTTCGCAATGCGACTGGCGTGGTCATCGCGCCGCTGCAGCACATCGCCTTCCACGTGTGGACCGCGTACAGTCCGGCGGCGACCTGGGCCGACCTGGTCAGCGAGTTCCTGGAGGCGTTCGAGAAGGCGCAGACCGGCGACATCACCAAGCTCAAGACCTTCACCAACACGACGCTCGGTTTGCCTTGGGCGCTGGAGATGGAGAAGACAGATGCCGACCAGCTGAAGGATCGAGCGGTACCGCACATCTTCGGTACCGTGCCGCACGGCGGGCTGCTATTGCTCGCTGCTGGCGATACCCAGGACAACCGGATCGAATTTACGGTGCGCGCGTACGGTAGGGGGTGTGAAACTTGGCTTGTGGAGCACAAAATATTCTACGGCGACCCAGACGAGGACCAGGTCTGGCAGGACGTGGCAGAGTACCTGTTCGAAACCGAGTTCCCGCATGCCGCTGGCACTAAGTTGAAGATTCACGCCAGCTGTATCGATACCGGCGGCCACAAGACCATGGCGGTGTACAACTTTGTGGAGGCCCACAAGGGTAAGCAAATATTCGCGCTGCGCGGCCGCTCCGGTCGGGAAAAGCATATCAACGACGGCGTGTCGCTGGTTGACATCGACTTCCGGGGGAAGAAGAAAAAGCGCGGCCTCAAGCTGTGGCAGGTCGGCACCAACCTGGCGAAGGACTTGCTGTTCGGCCGGCTGGGCATCGAGCGCGTCGGCGCTGGCTACATGCACTTCTCCAAGGATGCGACGGACGAGTACTTCAAGCAGATGGCCGGCGAAGCGCGCGTGGAGCGAGCAACCGCCCATGGCAAGGAATCCCGCTGGACTGCGATGCGCAAGCGCGTCGAGGCGTGGGATTGCGCGACATACATGATCTGGCTTGAAACCTACCTGGGTCTGGCGAAGAAAGCGGCGCGGTACTGGGATCAGCTGGCAGAGGTCGTGCAGCCGGCCATCAGCGATATGTTCAGCATGCCGATGACGATCGTGGCGCCAGTGCCAGTGCCAGCGCCGGTACCGGAAACTCTTGCCTCTGCCCGACCGGCGATGCAACCGGCCGTGGCCACGCCGGTGCCACCGCGCCAACGCACCGAACAACGAGCAAACAGGTCATTCGCATCGGATGACTGGTCCACCAGGGGATTCAATTGATTCAAGAGCAGCAGTACGACATCGTCAGCGCAATGCTGGCTCACGCCCAGGAAGTACTCGGGCCGGGCGTGTTCAGCGCCGAGGTGGCCGCCGCGCTGGAGGCGCGCCTCCGTCTGGACTGGGGCGGCCAGGCGGTCTACGTGAAAAAGGTGGCGGTAGACGTGGTGGCGCGCCGGCGCGCTATCCGCGAGCGATATGACATGACCAATCGTCGCGAATTGCAGGCTGAGTTCGGGATCAGCCGGGGGCAGTTCTACAAGGACCTGCGCAGCGGCTACGACGAAGCCGTAGAGTCTCCACTTTCCGTAGAAAGGAGACTGCGCAGGCGATAAATTCAGGCGACCAGTTTTAGGAGCCGCCATGACCCCCACCCAAATCCAATCCATGCTCGACAAGTATCTCGCCGCCGAGCTGGCGATTCTCGACGGAAAAGAGGTGCGCTTCGGCGAGCGCACGCTGCGCATGGAGGATCTGGCCGAAGTTCGGCGCGGCCGGCAGGAATGGGAGGCGCGGGTGTCGTCGGCCCAGGTGCAGCAAGCCGGCCGCCCCCGTTTCGCTGGCCTGAGCTATTCGGTGGCTGATTTCAGGGGTAGTCGATGAAATCGGGGCAGCCGAAAATCCGAATGAATATCGTCGACCGGATCGTGTCGGCCTTTTCCCCAATCGCCGGCGTTCGGCGCCTGCATGCGCGCCACGTGCTGAACCAGTACGACGCGGCAAAGCCGTCCCGGCTGCGGAAGTCCAGCCGGGACCATCGATCACCTGATGCACAGGTGCAGCAAAGCGCAGTCACCTTGCGCGCGCTGGCACGCAACCTCGAGCAGAACCACGATATCGCACGCGGTGCGCTGCGCACGATGGTCAACAATGTGATCGGCCCCGGCGGCATTGGCATCGAGCCGCAGCCACGGCGGCGTGATGGCACGATTCATGAGGAATACGCGTTGTTGCTGCGGGATCTTTACCGGGATTGGTCCATCAATCCCGAAGTGACGCACAAGCACCATTGGTCCAAGGCTCAGCGCCTGGTCTGCGCCACCTGGTTCCGTGATGGCGAATGCTTCTCGCAGCGGCTCATGGGGCCGGTGGCGGCACTGGACCATGGCACCCGCGTTCCGTACTCCCTCGAGCTGATGGAACCGGACCTGGTGCCGATGGATTACGACGACGACGCAAAAGGGATCCAGCAGGGGCTTGAGCGCAATGCATGGGGGCGCGTTGTCGGCTACTGGGTCTACAAGGCATTTCCCGACGCTGGGCGCTGGACGAAGCAGAGCTATGAAATGAAGCGCATCGCTGCGCCGTTCATGCACCACATTGCTTCGGTGGACCGTATCGGCCAGATCCGCGGCGTGTCGATCTTCGCCAGCGTGATCACCCGGCTCGAAGATATCAAGGATTACGAAGAAAGCGAGCGCATCGCGGCAAAAGTAGCGGCGTCGCTGACTG